ACATGTAATAGGCAGTAAATCTTCGATGTATGCCCATCTTACGATATGGAAAATTCTAACAGCTATGTAGTAAGCCATTTTTGCTACAGTAAAGTCGAAGCTCCTGAGAATCTCTTCTGGCTTTCCGAACTCTGACTCTATGAACTCTACCCATACCTTTTCTCCCTCTTTCTGGAACGCACATACCTTCTCATTTCTATATTTAAATTTCCATCCTTCTTTCTGATGTTTTTCATCATTGAACAAATCAATAGCTTCCTGAAAATCGCTTTCGCTTTCAAAGAAAATATCAATGTCTTTTACTTTTTCTCCGGAAAGGATATTCTTAAAACATCCACCAGCTATGAACCCTTTGTGACCTTCCATATACTTGTCAAGCCATCTTATTTGCCAGAAATTATCTGGAGTATCTATTACAAAATTGTTCATATCGTTTATGTTTTGCTGTTACCAAGCGAGATAAAAATTCCGCTTCACAATAATACAGTGAGTGTAATTGCTCAGGTCGACTCCGTTGTCCGTAAATGTATCCAGGACTCGTTTTTCCACGTATTTGAGTTTTACCATTATCCCCTTCTTAAACACTTCTATCAACTTCTCATTGCACTCAATAGGTCCAATAAGACAGTATCTATTCGAAGGACTGTCTGATATACAATATGTCTGACATCCTAACATGTTGCTTAAAATATTCTCATACATATTTTCTATATTTTACAATTCTTAGCGGTGATTATATACTACTTTACACCACTTGTTTTTATATATAAATAATAATTCATACATTTGTGTCATGAGATTAGTCGAACAACATACAATCAAGCCAAGTTCTGTTTATTATAATGAACTTTATGATCTATTGCATAAGTGTAAAAACTTATACAACAAAGGATTGTATGTTGTTAGACAACATTATTTCCAATACAAGGATGATAATACTGTAAAATACAAATACCCAAACTACTATTCTCTTGAAAAGAAACTAAAAACAGAAAATGATGTTGACTATCGCGCTTTACCTACACCAGTTGCTCAACAAGTGTTGATGATGGTAGATAGGAACTTTAAATCGTTCCTTAAATGTCATATATTCTGGAACTTCAAGAAGGAGGCGATTTTCGCTGCTAAATGCTTTTCCTGTAGCAGAAAACCAATCTGCCGATACAGAAATCGAATGAATTACAACCAATAACGGACAAATTGATGAATTGTCTTCATATACGATTTCTGCTCTATTTCGTCCTTTCTCTGTCACAATCTGACCTGCTCTTTCCCCTATGTTTATTTTTTTCGCCGTTTCTAAATCAAACGGGATTGTTACCATTTTATGTTCCATAATCTTATTTGTTTTAGTAATTATATACTATTTTACGACATCTATGTTATAAAACATACAGATGTTATTTAATTTCATATTCTTCTTTTCTAACTTTGTTTCACTCAATCGAATCACATAGTCCCTTGTTTCGGACAAGACGGTTGAGCAAAAGAGGTCTTTGATATAAGGTTCCATCTTAAAAACGTAAGATGGGTAAAATCAAAAACGTTTTTAGTAAAAGAATCCGGTGATCTCACTTTTGAGCAACCGGTAGAGGGTATTGGTGATACCCAGTATGAAGTTTCGTACAAATGTATATTGTTTTTCATCTTTGATATAAAATGGTGTATAATCACCTTAGTTCCTAAAAATGTTTGTTAGTTCCTAAAAGATGTTCGTTCCCTTCGTATGGGATACATTGACTAAATCCTACCCCTCCTAAGCATTCATATTTATTATCTCCTACTGATTCTCTGGAAAATAGATGCAATTTCCATCTCTCTTGGTTATTTCTTCTCACCAGCACTCGTTCAAATGGTTTGAAGTCATGTTTCGGCATCTCATCTAATAGATACTCATATTCACTTAAATATCGTTTTATTATATCTATTTTTCTACTGTCTTCGGCTTTTATAATCTTTTCTGCCAAAAATTTCTTCTCTTCTTCTATAGCCTTTCTTACATGCCGTTTTTTACCTTCGTCATACACATCAGTCCATAATTTGTAATCAAACCCAATATCTCCAAATGATGCCATTCCGCATATACATCCCATTACCCCTTTGGTAATAATTCCATCATATATGAATTGATATCCATTAGTGCTTGTTAATACATCTCCTTTCTTGAAATACGCTCCAGCCTCTACCCTCAATTCCAGAGTGGTGCCGCCAATAGTACAACCTTCCGTGTTGGCATATATAGCACTTATCCCATATCCATCTTTTTTTACAAAAAGTAAATTATAAGGACCTGCACAGTCTTTCGACTCATATACAAATTCTATCTCAATATTATCAATTAATACCGAACCTTCTATTTCTCCGCTTTTAATTTTTCTCGCCGTATTTAAATCAAACGGAACAATAATTAGATTTTTCATATTTTTCTTGTTTTTAATTATGTGATTAATAAAATAAGATGGACTACTTACACCCATCCCAGTTGTTTTGCTATTCTCTCCATTTCGTTATATGCTATCCGATGACATCCAGCTGTCAGTATATCGTTTTCATACCGGTTTATGCTCCACTTGTTGCCATTCATGTCCTCTACCAGACCATGCCGGAACTGGCCTCCCCGGTGCAACAGCGACACCACCTGCCACATCCTTCTGGCTTCTTCTATCCCGATTTTTATTTGTTTGCTTGTTTCAATAATTCCTTCTTTTATACGCATCCAAGCATTTACGTCAGCACAATCAATAAAATAATATGAATGCAAGAAATTAAGTTCTCCCGACTTCCATTTTTCTAATCTTTCATAAAAATCCTTACGAAATTTATCTAATTCTTCTTCCCTTGCCCTTCGTTTTTTTTCCTGTTTTGTTTCTATATTTATTCTATATTTTTCAACTCTTTCCCGATATTTCAAATAAGTTCCTTCACCACAAACTTCATCTACAATCACATTAACGGTTCCAAGGACTTCCAGTGCTTTATGATTCAACAATATCTGGAAAATACGTTTCAACTCACGGACATGTTCACGTTTAATCTTATCTGATTTCTGTGATAATTCATGGTTAGTTCCAAGCCATTCGTTTGCGCTCTTTTTAAGAAGACGCTGGGAAGTCCCCATATCGAAGAACTCAATGTAATCCATCATATTTTTAAAAGCTCCCCAAACATCCCGATAAGACAATTCGGTTCTGGCTTTCTTGTATTTTTCAATAGCATCTTTAATATATTCCAACATATTGGTAACAAAGAGCATGTTACCGATACAATATGATATATTACATTCAACATAGAACACCTTTGAGCCAGTTGGTATTGCTTCACGAACACGACATTGATGTTTGCTTGTAGAAGAAGAATAATATATGTCATTAATCAAATACGCCTTTTCCCCACGCTTGTTTCGCACGATTCTTCCGACCTCAAAATGTCTTCCATAGGAGTAAATACTTTCTCCTTCAAAATAGAAGTTACTACCATTCGCTGATTCTTGCTTTTCGTTTGCCCACAAGTGAGCGACCATTGAATTGTTCATATAAGTATCTTTTTAATTGTTTAACTTACCTTTATCATATGGCATTCTCTTTTCGTATTTTTCAATACGTTCTGTTATCATATCGCAGAAGATTTGCCCTTCTTTTTCGGAACCTCTGAAGTAACCAATCATCTTCAGGATATTCCCGTCAAATTCATGGATAAACTTGTTATAATAATGTTCACCCATAACTTTCCCATATTTTTCCACGAACAAATCCTTGTCCAGTGATTCATCCTTAAAGCAACGGTTGTAATCCCATCTTACAATACGAAACAATGTTTCAAAATCCAATCTTTCCATATCCTGTATTTTATTTAAGCTCAAACTTAATACCTTCCGGCAACTGAGAGCGGTCTACGTTATTCACAAAATCATCAAACTCTTCCTGTGTGATTTTTCCTCCATAATCGTTCCAGTTGAAAGATAAAGTGTTCGTGTGAGGATAATATATAACATTATTAATTGGCAATCCATAATCAAACACACAGAGTATTATCTTCTTTTCTGCTTCTGCTTGTCTGATTTTCTTATCGTATCGCTCACAAATTTCAGCACGTTTTGCCGCCATCTTTGCTTTATGGGCTTCCACTCTGCGTTTCTCTATATTTTCTGAGGAATAATGCCCGGCTTTAATACGCTCTTCAATAAGAGATCGTTCCTCGTCCGTTAATGTCAAAGTAAACCTTTCCTCTTCCGGTGTATATGGATTTACCCATTTCTTGCCACACAGGTTTTCAAGTTCAACAAGAAGCTCGTCTGATTCACGTTTCCATCTATCCACAATCCCCAGATTGAAAAGCAGATACTTGAAATACATCTTATCCTCAGAGGCTTTATATAATTCTACGCATTCTTGTTCTGATATACGCAAATACTCCATTGCCACAGATATACCACTTCTTCTAACGTGATATATGCCATTTTCCACCGGATACATAGGAGCACCATAATGGTTACAAAGATGCAACGATATGAATTTCGCCAATTCCGGAAAATGTTTTGCAACTTCATTGTGACAGCAGCCTCCCATATACTCCCCATACGTTCCATATTTATTTTTCTGTCTAATATCGGCCGTTACGCTCCAGTCACACATATTATTATGACAATCATCATCTAAAGATACCGTGACTGTTATTCTGTATTCTTCTTTGTTTTCTGTAAAGAATTTTGTACTTAAATAAGTTAGTTTGTTTGTAGTTTCCATGTTATTTTAGTTTAATCATTACACTTATGAAAAATAAAATCTGCACACTCTCCAGGAAGTGTTCCTGCGTCATTGCAATGGTAAAATTCTTGTGTTTCCCAGTCCACATCCACCGCATAACCTTCTGCATTTCTCAAAAAAGCATCTATTTCCTGTATTTCTTCTTCAGATAGTCCTGAATAATCATCGTTTATCAGAGCGCAAGCCTAATAAACCGGAAGCCTGTATCTTACCACTTCTATACTCATAGTTTCACCAATCTACAATTACTATCTTCAAATACAGGAACCATGCCCTGTCCCCTGAAATAAGCAGTAGCTAACTTAAAAGCGTAGGCTTCCACCGATAACTCTTGCAGATTTCGTAAGTAATTCAAACCTATGCTATACGGTAGCTTGCCTACTTCTATACATACATAATGACCCTGTTTAAGGGCATCCTGTAAATCTTCAAGACTCTCTATCAATGACTCAGACTCATCATCTACCCTCACCTTGTATAACTCAAAATCTTCATTTTCTGCTGACACCCATATCTTGTAGGCTTTTTCGTTGGACAATATTTTCCAAACAAATCCGTCGCTGAATACAATTAGGCTACCTGTTACTATCGTATTTCCCATAATCACTTTCTAATCTGTTACTCTGTAATAATAATCAAGCTCTTCTCCCTTAAAATTGTTCATGGCATACTCGTCGGCTTCTCTCCACAACCGGTCATACAGTGCAGCCAGTTCACGATTGCTTTCATAATGCTGCCAGATTTTATGATTCAATACGAGCGTTAATTCCGTGAAAAACTTATAATCGTCTTTCCATTCATTAAACGCACGCCTGTAGGTATCCTTGACACCTGCTATACCATACTTGTCGGCTATGCTGAAATCTTCCCAAAAGGTAGTCATTAGGTTATAGCCCACTTCTTGCATAAATTCTTTGAATGTCATAAGCTATTATTTTAGGTATATAATTACCTCATTAAATTTTTGAATTGTCATATAATTCCCCTGAATATGGACTGTATATTGTTCCGGCTTCCACCGCTCCAGGTTCTACCGCCATCAGTCCTACACCTACTTCATAATACAGTTCAAGATCTATTGGCTCCATCGCCATCCTCTCAGCTTCTTTCTTGCTAAGACCTGAAATCATTAAACATTTCACCTTATTTGCGTACGCAATAGGATACTCTTCTGGAGTTAATCTTATTAAGATTACTTCTGCTTCTTCTGCGCTGTTAAGTTTTAATTCGTTTCCCATTTTATGCATTGTTTTCGTTGTTCACTATCTGACTAATGTAAGGTCCTGGCCACGAACAGCCAGGCCGACCTCATGGCAGGGCAGGCGCCGCCTTACTCTGGCTGCTCTGCCCACTCCCTGTATCCTACGTTAAAACCAATAGGATCATATCTTTTGATCATAGCGCCATAATTCTCTCTACCACAATATCTGTTCTTTCCTCCAATGATCCATGCTTCATCGTCTCTATCTGGAGATATGGAGTTAAGATACTTTTCATAATCTTTTCTACTCTTTTTATTTATATCCATATTTCACTATATTTATGTTATCGAATTTTTCTTTTATAATATCCAAGACTCCGTACCCGTTTGTTATCATAGCATGCTTCCCTGGCTTCATTCTCCACAAATTAAAATACCTTGTCACATTCATAGTGGCATTAAATAATGATATTTCATATCTTGTGTTTCCATTTTTATCACGCCCTATGTTTTTAATATAACATATGTCTGGCTTGTATTTGAAATAATTAAAAAGCCTATACCAGCCTTTCCCATAACATGTCTCACAATTCCATTTTCCAGCAAGCCTTCTGTATCCCCTTACTGGTATTTTCACTATTTCCCTTGGCACGATTTCAATATACTTTCCTTCTCCGATTGGTATAGTCATATTGCCTGCCTCTTCCGTACAAAAGTATTCTATTTCAGATGCCATATCTTTATATACATAGAACCGGTATAGGTTCCCGTCAGGGTCTACCCGATCCATATAGTATAATATCACTTTGTCTACTTCTATTCTTATTTTCTCCATCTTTGTCCTCCTTCCTTGAATAAAAAAAACGACACCTATCTTCACAGACCAGTGCCGGCAACTAACTTACATGGAAAACTACTTAACCTCAACTAATTCTACAGAGTTGTAGAATTTAGTGAAGCTACCAACAAATTCTCTTATATTTTTATATTCTTCTGGTCGTTTTCTGTTACCGTCTTTTATATAATTCACCCACAGTCTATCCTCTATGTTCTTAATCGCATTCTCTATCGTAAATTCGTCGCTGACACACATTAAGCACGAAGACCCTGTTTTCTTATGCGGTTTATACACCCTTGAAAAAGACCACATTTTTATCCTGTCGTATATATATCCGTTGTTTGGATAAACGAATCCTATCCGGCTGTCACCTTCTTTAGCGTAAAACACACCTGGCTCCTTCCCGCCCTTTCTATATACTACAAATCCTTTTTCTTTTAGGATATTAACCACTTTATCTAATTTATTTTCTACGTTCATTTTCATGCAAAAATTTAAAAACGACCCTCATTATAGTTGCGAAGTTCTCCACCTTAACCCACTCATGAGCTACTGCTCTAAGTACGGATGTTTCGTATGTCGGAATATCGTCTTCTTCAATCACCTTACAAGAAGCCAGAACTCCTTCAGTCGGCTTTAGTCCACGGTCATGCAGCTCGCAGAGACCGTCTGGCCGGCGGAACACGCACCACCCGTCTTTCTCTGTTGGCTGGATCATCGCTATTGGTTTTTCTTTCACTGCAAGATACCCTACCATCCACATTGTTTCTTTTAACCTGTCAGCGTATCCGGCATCTATGATAGTCTCTATGTCTTTTGGCGTACCAATACAAGGGACCTTACACATGTTCTTGCATTTATCACATGTACAAGGTTGCTCCCATCTGTTATGATCTATGCCTACCAACTTCTTTATCCGTTCTACTTCTTCTTTCATACTTCTTTTGTTAGTTCATCATAATAAGCTTTCAGTTCCGGTGAAGCGTATTCCATAAATGCTTCAAACAAGTAGGGCACCTCTATTATCATATCCACATCACAACCTTCTGCCTGTGAAAGCAATTCAGGATCATTACTGTACAGACACGTAACATGAGCACCTATGTTAAATACATGCAAATCTATCCTTACGTATTCTATACATGAAGACAATGCATTAAACAAATTCTTTACTTCATTCTTGTCAAAAAGTTCTACAGATTCTCTCAACCCCATCATTTTACTACCCTTTCTACGTGTTTAATTAATACTACTGCTATTCCCTTACCGGTTTTTATTGCACATTCCGATCCTTTTATCCATTCTACACATCCTACATACGTTTCCGTAGCATGAAATCCGGGATTGTATTTTCCAGATGTACTGAACTCTACCGTATCCCCTATCTTTAGATCATCAAAAGCAATAGACCATGTGGTCCAAATTCGATCATGTCTCCCAGGCTGAATGGCTCCGATTACGCCTTTTTTACGACCGTTTTTTATTGCCCTTAGTATTATCTTTCTATCACCTTCGATAAGGCTGCAAAAGCGCCCGTAAAAGGTCAAATCAACCTGTTTTCCTCCTATTTCTTCTCTTATTTTTGTTATTCTGTTCATTTTCTGATTTTGTTTTATTTTTTTCTTTGTTTTTTCTGTCTTCTATAGAAGATGATAATAACATTATCTTTTCTATGTTACTTTTTGACTGTAAAAAAGAATCGCATTTCATTACCACTACCACCTTCTTAAGTTCCCCATTATCGTATAGCGATACACGCATCATGTTTTGCGCCTCGTCCACTATCAGACCTGGAGTAGTCTTAGCCATTTTGCGTAGCTTATTATACTCCGGTCTTTCCATTTCCTCTGTTTATTACTCTATAGTATTTATCCTTATCCCCTTCTTCCAACTTCTCCAGATAGAAAATTCCATCATGTAAATGAGACAAACAAAACCTGTATCCGTATTTCTGCGTTCTTCTTACATGATCCCGCAGTCTTATTTCTTCACTTTTGTCTTGTACTTTGATCTTAATACTGTCTCCTTCTTTGATTGTGTATAAAATAGTTTGAATCTCTTCTTTTTTCATCTTATAAAATATTTTAACGGCAGCACCTATACTCACGCACCAATACTGCCTTATGTTTAACAATTAAATACTTAACTCTTCAATGGTCAAGCCTTTTTCTTTTACCCACTTTAGCATCGCGCATAATTCTGTTTCTGACTTATATTTCGGATCACGCCACGCCCATCCGAATTTATCCAGGACATGATGATATAATTCGTCGGCCTTTGCCGTGTAAATGTCTTTGAATAAATGCTCCGAACCTTCCGGTATAAGCATCTCTGTTGTTGCAAAATCAGAATACGACAAACATCCGTAAGCATATTCTGTTATTTCACTCCATGCTTCTCCGGCTTTAAATCCAAATTCTTTTACAAAAGCGAAAGTTAGATACATATTTAACAATATTGTTACATCATATCCCGAATCTGACTTTCTTTCTATTATTTCCTTTTCAAATTCCTCTAAATCTTCAGGTCCTAAAAAGATGTATCCTGATACCGACCGGTAATTAGCCTCCGCATACTTCTTGCATTTATCATCATTAACAATCTTACCAATGTTAGATAACATCTTTTGCCTCCATTCATCACAAAACTCTACCCTTACATCCATCCAATCAGTACCATAATTGCGATCTTTTGGATGTCCGACCGATATTACCTTTATGTTATTCACACCATATTCATAAAGGCGTTCGCCCACCTTATTCGCCCATTCCTGTACAAAAGGAATAAACTTATTGCAATAAGAATCAAAATCAAAATCTAATTCCTCCTCATATTCCGGCATCTCTTTATAATCTTGTTCAAAGAAATAGCGAGGATCTGCTATTGTTTCATAGAAACTTACGTTAATGAAACAAAACTCGTTGGTTGTCGTTTTTAATATCATAGCTTTTTGTATTTACGTACATTTTTCTTGTCATAGAATCTACACATGGCACGAATCTGACTATAAAATACTTTTGTCCTCCTGGCCTCAAAGTATTTAAACATTTCTTCATTCTTTGTTTCCCACACGTAATCCGTTTGAGAACTCATGTGATTTTTGTCCTTGCGTGAATAATGGTAATATGATACCACAACACGTTTCGCACCATTCTTTACAGGTACGATATTCACATCTATGTTATTATCTGTCATATTATTATCGTTTTATATATTATACAAATACAAAGAGCGCATACCTTCACAGGCCGGCGCTCCTTTCAATAAAAATGAAAAAACTAACATTAACATAAAATCCGTTTTCCACTTCTTATGTTTTAATCTTTTAATAGCATCCTTTCTTGAGTATGCCATTACTTTAGTACCATTAATATCAAATTCTTTTTCTGTTCTGACAATCTTTTCTCTTCTATATGTAGATTGCATTCCTTTTCCCCTTTTAGTATTTAGCACAAAGGCATCATCTCCGCACATTGCAGCTAATATCATAGGGAGCAACAGACCTCTGTATTTCATATTTTTCCTCCACAATTATTATATCTGCCATATTCGTTTCTTCCATCATTCCGTATTTCAAAAATCATCTTCTTATGATCTTTGCCTGGTAACTTATCTTTAACAGCCGATATTACGCCCGCTATAGACGTGAATCCTGAATCTGTTATTGAACACAACAACAAACCTCTGTCGTCGTCTGTGCTTATCGCTGACGCCTTTATAATATCATTCTTGTACTACTTCCATATGATTATGCTTTATTGTTTGTGAGATGCCCAGAATCGAACCAGGACCGACACATACATACCGGCACGCCGCGTCATCCCCTCTATGATACAGAAATAGGCATGCCTATCCTCACGAACCGACATGCCAAAACCCAAAACTTAATTTGATGAATAAAATAGATTAACAAAAATACTATTCTAATTGGCGATTATATACTATTTTACACCATCTATGTTATAAAACATACAGATGTTATTTAATTTCATATTCTTCTTTTCTAACTTTGTTTTACTCAATCGAATCACATAGTCCCTTGTTTCGGACAAGACGGTTGAGTAAAAGAGGTCTTTGATATAAGGTTCCATCTTGAAAACGTAAGATGGGTAAAATCAAAAACGTTTTTAGTAAAAGAATCCGGCGATCTCACTTTTGAGCAACCGGTAGAGGGTATTGGTGATACCCAGTATGATGCTTCGTACAAATGTATATTGTTTTACGCTTTGGTATAAAGTGGTATATAATCACCTTCTAATTCTTTTATAATATCTTTCACGATATTTAGCCTCACCTCCTTCGTTTCTGGACTAATACAGCCAAACCATCCATATATCCTCCATTCTTCTTCTGGTTCTGTAGCCATACTTTTCTTTTCCTCCAATTCCGGGAAATATGTTTTCACCATTTTATCTAAATATAACCCATAAAAGGATTCTATTTTTTTAGGAGTACTGAAAAACTTAAATACTATATTTCTCAACATAACGCATATATAATCCCCATCCTCTAACCTTTCGATCTCCTCATATACCTTTTTCCAAATGAATAATCGCTCTTCTTTTGTAAACATATCTTTCTTTATTTTTGTGGTATTATTTGACTGTATGCAGACTTTTCCATGTACACAACACTATGTTCCTGTCCAAGTATTTTCTTTGCTGCTTCTTTCTTTATCGCGCAATATCTCCCTGTACGATACGGATTCTTTTGATCTGATCCATCCTCGACTTCGATAATAAAACAACCTCCGTCATCTATTATCTTTTTGCAATTGTCACATATTTCTTCCGTGCATATATGATGCGGCGCCTGCCCTTTGATGTTATTCCCTAATAAAGCAATCCCCATCTCTTCGCCACATATCATGCAGACTTCTATAGACGGATTCAATCCGTGTTCTGGATGTAATGTAATACCATCTTTCATTTTCTTTCCTCCTTTGTTTTTAATGTTGTGTGAGATCGCCGGAATCGAACCGACCTGTTGCACCATGAATCCCATAAAGCAAGTGCTCCGATCTTCGCAGACGGGAGCACTCCGTCTAAAGCATAAGAAAATTAATGAAGAAATTTTTCTCACTTACGCCATAGCATCTAAAATAGCTATCAACACTATTTCTATGACAAACATAATAGAAAATATCTTAAATGCCTTTTTCATATCGCTATCTCCTCCTTTTTATTTTTTTAGTTCCACAATAAACTGTTCCGGCTCTGCTCCGACCTACGTTCCACCTACAACCGCAGGCCTTAGCCCAAGGCGCCGCCTACTCCCCCTCTATGGCAGCCCCTATCACAACTGTAATCCTTAACTTCTGCACAGCTAACTACCTTAGCATATACTATACCATCACTACCTTCTATTCCTCTTACCCCAAAAATAGAACCTTCTCCCTCCTTACTCAAATCTAAGTCAGGTGCAAAATCATAGACGTTCATGTTGTTTATGTTTTAATTGTTATACATTCCGATTACTACTAATCTATAGAATATAGTTCTCAACTCTCAACCTATTGAATTTTGTAGAATAAACTCATATGCTGTTTTAAAGCACTGTAGGTCTTAATTTTGTTGGAAAACCCTACATAATAACGCTGATCTGTTGAATTTTGTTGAAAGGAAGTTGAAGGAAGTTGAAGGGAAGTTGAATTTTGTTGGAAGGAAGTTGAATTTTGTTGAAGGGAAGTTGAATTTTGTTGAAGGGGAGTTGAAGGAAGTTGAAAGGAAGTTGAATTTTGTTGAAGGGAAGTTGAATTTTGTTGGAAGGAAGTTGAATTTTGTTGGAAGGAAGTGCCCTCCCTCTCCCCCTCTCCCCCTCTCTCCCTCTCCCCCTCTCCAACCCCGGCTAATCCTCCGGCTTTCTACATAGAACCTGCGCTCTCAGCCTCGCTACCGGCCTACGGAGAGCGCTACAAGCTTATACTCTGGCATGAAGTATAGGGTATTTAGAGATAATATCATTCCATAGAGAGAATAGAGATCTTCAGCCCACGCCCTACCGCCTGCTCCTCCTATCGAGATAGATATTCAAACCTATAATCAAAGCCAAAAACGAAAAGCAAAAGACCATTACAACATTATACTGATCTGCTCCATACTCCAACATAGAACGGATACCAACCGATAAAAAATACAAGTCAGCAACTAATAAAAACCACCACATAAAACAAAAAAAATACAATAAGTATGTCCGAAAATACGGGTATTATAAAACCTAACTAATTGATAATCAAGCATACCTTATTTTTAAGAAAAATACAATAAGCCTAATTTTCAATCCATAGAGACGAAAAAGGCGGCATCCGACACCATATTTTGGGTCAGAAAACCGCCTACAGTTTCGTTTTAGACCAATTTTAACGACAATATATAGACAAAATACCGGCATTATATCCAAACAGTCTTATTTTTGTTTCGATTTGAACCAATATACGCATTCCTACCTTGTTTGTCGTCGTGTTCACTCTCAGAATATCCTACCCGTAAATAGAAAGAGTAGGATACAAAAATAGGGCTGCTCCGATATTCGAAACAACCCTATTCCTATTTAAATACTGTTTATATTTTCCTTAACGTACGTTCTTGACGTATGAACTTTACGCTTGCACTTTTCTTTTCCGGTATCGGAATGATACGCTTCTTTAAGATCACGATACAACATAAATTCACGATACGCTCTTTTTCTTTTCTCTTTGGCTTCCTTCCTGGATAGACCGCGCACGTCTACCATGTGTGCCTTAAATTTCTTTTCCATATCAAATTAAGTTTAGTATAGAGGTTGCTCCGGACTCGAACCGAACGCGCATTCCTATCCTGTACGAATTTTATGCTACAACCAACAGCCCGAAATTATCACGTAGTTCTTACGTTCGGGCGCGTGATATGCCGTTATTATATTTTCCGTCTGCTACACAATTTAGCCACGTATAAAGGCTCTTGTGTCCTTGCGTTTTGATATAACATGTTCCTACATGATAGGTTACATGCTCGTACCCTGTAATTTAATCTACAGCCCTACTCTATTTTACGGTTGAATAAGTGAGAACCGTTTCCGAACGGAGACAAACCTTGTACAACGGTATGCTTTCTAGACTATACTCACATACCTAACATAAACCATACCTATTCGGATAGTCCATGCAGTAATACCAGCCCTTTAATTGCCAACGGCAAGGGCAACGGTATATTTATCCCCAATATGTAAAATAACTCTCTGTTTTGCCGGCTTCAGTCTAAAGCATACGCGGGACGTGCACCCACCGACAACGGCGTACAGACGCGTTTAAAGGTACGCGCCAAACCTTGTTTTTTCACTGCTGATTGCTTTCGTGTGCTAAATACTCAGATACACACTTTGCAACGGTACGAATAGAATAAGATTTGATCTTAACGGCCACATAAGTAGATTTATATTCGTCCGTCTCTTTAACGATCCATTTTGCACTACTTTTCGTTTCCAACGTTTCCGCGGTCGCAAATCCGAAAGGCTTGTACTCTTCGCCATAAACTACATTATCAGCGCACCAGTCAGCCGTTTTTGCCTCAATTCCTTTTTCTTTGTCTACTTTGTTATCCTTATATACTTTAGAGTATAGGGAAAACTTAACGAAGGTGTCGCCGACTTTAGGTAACATTTGGCTACATACAGCAACTAAACGTTTTTTGTCTTTGGCGAGTGCTGCCACCTTCACCGCGTATTCTGCCGGTATTTCCAACGCTTTACATACCGCCTTGAGGTCTGCACCATTTGCAAATAAAGCATTGTATAACTTTACTGCACCTACTAAATTCGAGGCATTCTCTTTGATAACAGCGTTTTGCAGCTTGTTAACGTTCTTCTTCGCAATCATAACTCAATATATTTTAATTGTTAAACAAATGATATTCAATTTAATGACCCACAACGCAGGCAATTACAGATACATATATAGTTCACCCAACGGGTACACTATATAGATTCACTATGTTAACTCGTAATCTCTCTCGATCACGACGCAAATATACGACATTTATCAATACTATAAATATATATGCTATCTTTTTTTTGTTAATCTGTATTAATTTCGATTATATTATCTGATTATCAGCAAGTTACAAAAGCATACAAGAGCAGTATTACACGCGTACATTAATATGTGGGATATATGTTTATTTAAGTGGCTTATAATCAATATGTTATAATAATACATTGATTATCAATAATTTAAATAAACTGTTGATAATCAGCGAGTTTGTAGGTTTGAGGTAAAAACGCGTTTCCGGTTTTCCAGCGAAGGGGGGTGCGGGGGAGAAAACGCGTTTCGGGGGCGGGAGGTTCGTGAT